TTTATATTTCGGTTTGCGTTAACCTCATCCTGATAGCATTTATATTCGGGTAGTGGGTTTTTGCAAATCCATTTATTAAACCTTTGTACAAACATTTGAGCATAACCGTTATACTTTTGCGCTAAAAACTGCGCCTCTTGTTTGTCTACAACTTCAATATTCTCGCCTGTATGTTTGAAAATACCTCCATTCTGCACCATATAGGATGCAATGGTTAAATACTCCGCTACTGCGCTATTTTTAACGATTGGTTTAATGTAATTATTGTATAATGTTAAGTAATCACCTGTTAACTCATCTGCTTCGGCTTCTTCAAGTATTTTATCGTACAAAAGAGTGCCTAACAACGGCTCAATAATGGTCAATTGAACGTTAGCAATACAGAATAAATACTTGTCAACGTCAACATTACCACCTATAATTGTAGTGGATTCGATTTCTTGCGGTGTTTGGAATAAAAATTCTGCCATAATATTAATTTAATGCGCCTCTATTTGGCATATCGATTGGTTCTACACCCGCTAAACCTTTTGCGGGTTGTTTATTGCTTTTGTCAATAGCTATTGGTGACTTAACATCTACCTTAGCGTTTTCGTTTTTTCGCTTATAAGTAAGTTTCTCCCAATAATGATGACAGTTAACGCCCCCTTTATACTTAAAAATATCGTATGTATTTGACCCATTTGGACCAAAACCTGCGTTTACAGGTTTATTATTCATAGATTCAATATCCTCAATTCTGTATATTTTTTGTGCGCTTACCATTTTTTTACAAAAAAGACGCTCACCTCTTGCACTACCTGCGTATCTATAACGAGTAATAGTGTCAAACAAGTCATATCTCGATTTTAAGGCAGGTAGTGCGGTTCCTGTGTTGGCTAAACTTATTTTGGTTTCCTCTTCATAGTCTACGGGTTTACATTCAACTAAATCGTAGTTTTCTAAATCTTCATCCTCGCCTAATTCAATAAATAAATCTAATTCAGTCTTTTTTTTTTCGTCAGAGCAAGTTATATGAGCGTTTAGTTGCGTTGTTGATTGAAAATTAATAGGTTTAAAATATAAGTCTAAATTAATGTTATAGTGGCGTAAAATTTCCTCAATTGAATCTAAAATGAATCTTTGTTTAGGCTCAATTACAAATTTAATTAACTGCTCACGTGCAACATTCAACTCGTCGGCATTATTTCCGAAACCTGTATTATCTTTAATCCCAAAAAGCATCGGAGAAACAACACGGTGTGAGGTCATTATTTGTTGTCGACTTTCAGAAGTTAAATACTCCCATTGTTTATGAGCATCATTTACTTCTAATGGTGTTACGGTAATTTCTGCATCACGGCCGTTGAATGATAATACAAATTTACCTGCGTTGCTTGAACCTGTGAGTTTTGTTTTTATTTTAAATTCTAATTCGTCTTTTTCATCGGGTGTTAAAGAATTTCCATCAGGAATATTAATAATGTAACCAAAAGACAATCCATTTTTAATATGGTTAATGTAGTAGTTGGAAATTTCTTCCTCCATTTCGCAGTAAGGCAACCCTGCTAAGTAATCGGGGTCTGCAAAATAAGTTTTTCCTGCTTTATATGGTTTCCCGTTGTAAATTTCAATAGCGTCGGTAGAAGTTCCAAACGCAGGGAATGGCATTGGTGGAAATTTATTTGTATTTTTCCAATCACGGCAATACCAATACGTTTCTATTTCTTCATCTTCATCTTCAATAGATGGTGCAACTCGTTCTTTTGGCAAATGCTTTAAACTGCCTAAATCTTTTTTGTTTTTTGCTCTGATTGACTGCCAAGAAAACTCATTGAACATCACAAAATCAGATATTACTTTACGTAGGTCAACAGATTTTAAAATAACGTTTAATTTTACCCAATCCGAAGTATTAGTATTTGCATTATACGCGCTTAAACCACCACCGTAAAGCATATCTATATAAGAGTTGATAATAGCGGAGTTGGTTGGACTGCCGTTAAATCTATCTATCAAATAATAATAAAAAGAGTTATTTTTACCGTTTAAAACCCAGTTTTTAGATTTATTTTCTTCAATCTTAGGTCTTATGTAGTTGTTTAATTGGATTAATCTAATGTCATTTTTATTTTCTTCCATTAGTAGTAATATACGTTATTCGTTAGTTTGTAATCTTGTGGTGTTTGTGACGTAGCGAATAATTTACCTCTATAAACCACCTCGGCATTTTCGGTTATTTTAACTTGAAAGTTTTCGCCCTCAATAAATGTGTAATCAAACTCAACTGTCATTTTACCTCCCATTATTGTGTATGTATTTGCTACATCCTCGTTAGTTTGTTTCGCTTCATTATATAGATTTAAAACAATCGCATCCGTAGGATAAATTCTCGGTATAATAATAATTTCGTGTGTTGTATCGTTTGGATTAACTACATTCATATCTATATAACTAAAAAAACCTTTATTTGTTACGATAAAGGTTTTAATAATTAAAAATCTAAAAAATAAAAATTATGCTACAAGTGCCAAAAATGCCGTTACTGTTGCTGAATCTAATTTTGGAGACAACGCCCCTGTAGTTGATACGCCTGTAATAGTGTATCCATTTAACTCTGTTTTCGCTCCTCCTGTTGTTTGTGCTACTGTAAAATCAATTCCATCATCAATCCCAATAGCGTGGTAAATTCCATTACGGTCTTTTGCGACTGCTTGTGGGAATCCTTTAGCTATTTGATTAAATTGAAAAGATGTAGTAGCATCAATTTTCTTTAATACAATTGTAGTGGTTTGTGTGTTTACTGTTGTTCCTGTATTTCTATCAGAAACCATACTTTCTTGAACATTGTTTCCATCTCCCTCCAACTCAAATTCATAAACCTCTGTTAAATCGGGATTAATTGCCGTAACAACTCCTGACGCAACCGTGAATGGATTTTCAACATAGTTGAATAGGTATAATTTAGCAACACCACCTAAACTTTCTTTGCAGGGTCTAGTTCTTCCTGCCGTTATATCGCAAGCCATATAATAAATGTTTTAAAAACCGCCTAAATTAATAAGCGGTTATGTTAGTTGTGTTATGCAATTGGTCTAGCCCAAACAATTTCCTCTCCATTGTAGTATTGAACGCCACCAGAGTAAACCATTTTACCTCTTACCTGTCCTGTCAATAATCCGATTTCGTCTTCGTCAACCAAAGTTAATTGATTAAAATCAGCTTCCAATCCTGTTCCAAAAACTAAGTTTTTAGCTTCTGCGATTATGATTGTATTTGCAGGTAATCCATTAACCTCAGTTAAAGTGTATCTACCAAACTTCATTTGTTTTTCTTCTGCTCCTAAACCGTTAGTGATTGCAGGGGTAGTTAAAGAAAAACTATAAAATTGGAACACGTCAGGTGAAACCATAACATTGAGAGTTCTACGTCTTAATGCAATCGGGATTTGTGCTAATGCTTTTTTCAATTCAGTTACAACGTTTGATTCTGTAACAGTTTCAATATCAACATCAATAACGTCAGAGTCCGCTAAGAATAATTTTAAGAAACCATCCCATTCGTCAGGGTTTGCGCTATCCCCGTTCCAAATTTTGTAATCAGAATCCTCTGCGGTTTGTCCTAAAACTTCAACCTGCATAGCTTCCATAATGTCAGCTGGTGCATTTGGATTTGATGCTGACGCTCCCATTGATTCGCTCGACCACGTTTGTCTAAATTCCTCTTTACAAATTTGAAAAGCGTTCATTAATTTAACAGGCTCTAAGATTTTTTCGCTTAGCGTCATTGCTCCCTGCGGATTAAAACCACAAGAGTAAGCGGTTGTTCCATCGGTATAACGAATTTTTTTAAGGTTCAATTTATAAGTTACGTTAGGCGCTAAGGTTACTAATCCTAAACGTAAAGTATCTGCCTCTTTAAAGGCTTTGCCAATAATTACACCTGCGTCCTTGCCTGCGTAATTTGATGTTACTGTTGTTGTTGTTGCCATTTATAAAATAGTGTTTTTTTAAATTAATTAAGGTGCTGTAAATGTAATTGCTCCTGCACCTGCTCCGATTCCGTAAGCGTAAAAATTCGTGCCGTCTGAATAGATTTCGATGTAGTCTCCAATTGTCTCTGCGGTTGCCACAAATGAAACTGTATTCTCGTTTGCGCCTGGTACTAATGTACTGTTAACATCTGCGCTACCTTGAATTACATTGGTTGCTGATGTGATAGTCCAATTAGTTGTTGCAAATGCACTACCTACTGTAAATCGTGCTTTAAATCCTGCTACTGTTACCGCAGGAAGTTCTACCTCTGCGCCTGCCGATGCTGATAAGGTAAAATACTTACCGCTATCGCTTGCCGTTAATGTTCTTGCGCCTGTAATTGGTTCTGTTACAACCGCATACTTTTCGTCTCCATATAAAATTTTTGTACTCATTTTAATTTTCTCCTCTTATTGCTCTAGTTAAACGTTCTTGTTTTGATAATTTTGATAAATCGACCTGTTGTTCCGTTTGTCTAATTCCTTTTGATGCAGGTTCTTTGCCTAATTCGATTAATTGCTCTGATAAAGTTACATTCACTGCTTCTAAATCAGTAATTCGTTTCTCCTGCTCCGAGTACTTAATCAAAATACTTTTAATTGCTGTTGAAATTTCCTCTGCAATTTGTGCGTCATTGTTGGCTGGTGGTGTTCCTGCCATTTGCTCCTGCTCTTTTGGTTTGACCTCTGCGATTTTGCCCTCTTCGGTAATAATCAAAATACTGCCATCCTCTAATGGATGCTCACCAATTGGAGCAGGTACTTTTGTTCCGTCATCTGCCATAATCCAAACCGAACCGCCTGCGGTCATAACCTCTCCATCAAATTCCAAAGTAAGCGAACCATCCGCAAGTTTTACACTTCCTAGTTTTAGTTCCGTTTCGTTGTCTTTTTTTGGAGCAAAGGCAAGTTTGATTTCTTTAGCTAAATCAGACAAAACTGTTAATAGTTTGTTTTCTCCTTCTTTACTCATATTAATTGTGTTTAAATTTACTTCTTCAAATCCTGTTGCGATTCCATTTTCAACAGACATAATCATTTCTGAAACTAATTCATATTTACCATCTTTCAAGTTTTCTCCTTTTAGGTTTTGAACTAAACTACCTTTTACTAATGCAGGAGTGTTAAACCAAATATCTAAACCATCTGTAGTTTGCATTCGTGAAAGTTTAACTTCTTCCAACGACAATAAAGCATCGACTGAAAAACCCTGTACCTTGCCTGTTTTTACATAATTCTCCCAAATTTCTGGATTGTCAATTTTCATCGTAGCCATCCAACTACCCTTTGAATAGTTAAAACCGAAGTTTGTTGATTTATCGATTTTAGGATTTTCTACAATCCAACTCTCAACAAATGTAACGCCCTCGATTTTATCTTCTTTTTCGTGTTCAATGGTTGAGTTTTGTTGATAGCCTAATTTAAAAAAGTTGTGACTAAGTTCTTTAATAGTTTCTTCGTTGAAAACAATATTAAATTCCTCTCCACCTTGATTTCTGTAAATAGGTTTGTTTGGTTCTAAAACTAATCCCATTAAAATACGTTGTTCTTTGTCAACTTCTTTAAATTGTATTTCCTCGTTTTTTGACAATGCAATAAACAATCCCTCCATAGCTGGATTTTCAACCAACGAAATAGCGTATACGCCACCGTTAACTTTAGGATTAAATTTTGCTAAATATGTTTTCATAACTATATAACTAAATAAATTAACGTTTGTTACTTTCTATTTTTTTTTCTTATATTTGTTACATAATTTAAAACGATATGGATAAAAAGAAATGTTGTAGGTGTAAGCAAGAAAAAGAAATATCTTGTTTTGGAAAAAATAGTAGAATGGAGGATGGTATAAGTAATAAATGTAAGCAATGTGCTTCTGATTATTATTGGGATAATCGAGATAACCTGCTGGCTAAAAACAGAAGTAAGTATAATAAAGAAGAATCTGTAAACAGAGTTTTGGCTTGGAGAGAAAATAAATTCGGTCATATAAAAAAAGAAAAACAAGAAAAAAGATTAGAAAAACAAAGATTAAAAGAAGAAAAAAGATTAGAAAAAGAATATAGAAAAGAGTATATTACACCACTAATAAAAAGAATAAGGTCTCTTGTTTGTGGTGTAATAAGTAAAAATCAATTACCAAAAGACAATGGTAATTATTTATATTTGGGTTGTGAGTATGATTTTTTTAAAAACCATATTGAAAAACAATTCGTAAAAGGAATGGATTGGACTAATAGAGAATATTGGCAGTTAGACCATATAATCCCACTTTCATCCGCTAAAACTCAAGAGGAATTAATACCACTTTTTCATCACACAAACATACAGCCATTATGGGCGGATGACAATAAAACTAAAGGAAATAAAATTCCTAAATTAACTAATTTGCATTTTATGAAAACTTATGAATAACTACAAACTTGCATCACGGATAATATTTCGCTCTAAACTTTGCGCCGTTGTTACCGCTCCGCTTGTTACATACGCCTGTATTGGTTGACGTTGGTTGGCTATTCCTTGCGCAATTTGGTTCGTTCCTGTTCCCTGTACTAGATTAAAACTTGGTGCGGATGGGGTACCGCCTGCGCCACCAATAGAACCACCTGCGCCAGCACTTTGACTTTCTGAATTAATATCTTTAATAGCTTTTAATGCACCTGCTACAGATGATGCAATACCTAAACCTGCACTTACTGTATTTAGCGTGACAAATGGTTGGCCTGCCGTCAACGGGGATAATGCTACGGCTTTTGCATTTGCTTCGGCCGTATTGGAAATAATTTTTGAAACGCTTGATACTTGACCACGTATTACATCTGCAATTGCTACGGCTTTAGCTAACGCACTACCTTTTTTAGATATTGCTCCGAGTAATTGAAAAGTATTATTTGTTAAATCTACTTTTGACTTTTCGGTAATCTCAAAAAATAACTTTCTTTTTTCGGCTTCTTCCTGCTCAACTCGGGTTTGTTCCTGTGCAATTTCTTCAAGTCGTTTAGCCACTCTTTCGGCTTCTTCAACCTTTAATCTATTTTGTTCAAACTCCGCTTCGTTGGTTGCTATTTGTAAATCTCTTTGACCTTGTGCAACACTTTCTTCAAATTCTTTGCGTTTCTTTTCGGCTTCCTCACGTGCTTTTTGCGCGTCCTGTAAAGCCTTTTCCGCATCCGCTTTTCGTTTTTCGTCTGCCTTTGCTTGCGCTTCTCTTTCTGCATCTTTTACCGATAGTTCGTATTCCAAAGAAGATGTTGCTCTTTCTTCTTTTTTTGCGTAATATGCCTCTCTAGCTTTAACTGCATCATCATCTAATTTTTTTTGTAAATCATTGATTGATTTTGCTTCTTCTTCGTTAGCTTTTAATAAAATAGCTTTCGTATTTTTTCTAAAGTCAGAGGCTTTTTTTGCGGATTTATCGTAATTTTCTCCTAATAAATCAAGTTGTTTTTTTGAGTATTTTTGTTGAATTTCAAAAAGTTCTTCCTCTCCCTTACCTAGTATTTTCGCTCTTAACGTAGCGGATTTACTTTGATAGTCTAAGTTGGATATGTTTTGTTTTAAAAGGTAATTAGTTCTTTCTAATATAGTGTTATACTTTTCCTGTGCTTCGGTTACTAAATCGGTAACAGTTTTTGCATTAGCCAACTTTTCGATTAAAAAACCAATCGCAACGACTAGCAATCCTATGCCTGTTGCCGCTATCGCAATACGCAACGCTTTTAATGCTCCTGTTGTCGTTCCAATTACAAGAGTATATAGTTTTTGTGCGGTTGTTGCTACCGTTGTACCACTAGAAAATAAGCCTGTTGCCTCAACTGCATCTTTTACAGTCAT